GTATAAGGAATGGAGTCCCGATGCCTTGATCGTGGAGAAAAAGGCGGCAGGAGCGCCCCTCATCTATGAGATGCGTAGAATGGGAATCCCCTTGCAGGAATATACACCGAGCAAAGGCTCTGATAAGATAGCCCGTGTAAACGCTATATCTGATTTGTTTGCATCAGGATACGTATGGTGTCCAGATACGAGATGGGCTGAAGAGGTCATGGAAGAATGCGCCTCGTTTCCAAACGGCGAGCATGATGACATTGTGGACTCTACCAGTCAGGCGTTATTAAGATTTCGACAAGGTGGGTTTCTTCGCCTTTCCTCTGACGAGGATGATGAACCCGTTATTAAACGCAAGGCTGCGTATTACTGAGACACAACATGGCTATTGAAAAATCATTGTACCAAGCACCAATGGGTTTAGATCAACTGGATCCAGACATTGAAATTGAAATTGAAAATCCAGATTCTGTCACCATTGAAATGGATGGCATGGAAATTGAAATAGTTCCAGATGATGAGGATGATTTTTCTGCCAACCTTGCAGAAGAGATGAGTGAGTCTGATTTGCAGACCATTGCTTCGGATCTGATGGATGATTTTGAATCAGATGTTTCTTCGCGCAAAGACTGGATTCAGACCTATGTGGATGGTTTGGAGTTGCTTGGGCTTAAGATTGAAGAACGCACTGAGCCTTGGGAGGGCGCCTGCGGTGTCTACCATCCGCTACTTGCAGAAGCTTTGGTTAAGTTTCAAGCTGAAAGTGTGATGTCTATATTCCCTGCTGAAGGCCCGGTGATGACTAAGATCATCGGCAAAGAAACGCAAGCAATGAAAGAGTCTGCAATGCGTGTTCGGCAGGACATGAACTACGAACTAACAGAAAGAATGCCAGAGTACCGCCCCGAAACAGAACGCACAATGTGGGGTCTGGGACTTGCTGGTAACGCGTTTAAAAAGGTTTACGAAGATCCAAGTCTTGGTCGTCAGGTAGCTTTGTTTGTCCCCGCTGAAGACGTGGTAGTGCCTTACGGCGCAAGTAGTCTTGAGTCTGCAGAACGCATTACCCATGTGATGCGTAAGACAGAAAACGAATTACGTAAGCTGCAGGTTGCCGGGTTTTATCGAGATGTTGACTTGGGTGATCCAGTTAATGTTTTGGATGAAGTTGAAAAGAAGATTGCTGAAAAACTTGGTTTCCGCGCAACAGCAGATGATCGCTACAAACTGTTGGAAATGCATGTTAACTATGATTTGCCCGGCTTTGAGCATGAAGATAAAGATGGCGACCAGACGGGCATTGCATTACCTTATGTTATTACGATTGACAAGGGTACAAACAAAGTACTGTCTATTCGTCGCAACTGGAAGCCTGATGACAAAAAACAATTAAAGCGTCAGCATTTTGTTCATTATGGATATATCCCCGGCTTTGGTTTCTATTGCTTTGGTTTAATTCATTTGATTGGTGCCTACGCAAAATCCGGCACATCGTTGATTCGACAGCTTGTTGATGCAGGCACATTAAGCAACTTGCCCGGAGGATTTAAGACTCGCGGCATGCGTGTTAAGGGTGACGATACACCTATCGCCCCCGGCGAGTTTAGGGATGTAGACGTTGCAAGCGGTGCATTAAAAGACAACATCTTGCCTTTGCCGTACAAAGAGCCAAGCCAAGTCTTGATTGGTTTGATGAACCAAATTATTGAAGATGGTCGTCGTTTTGCTAATACTGCAGATTTAAAGATCAGCGACATGTCGTCGCAGTCGCCAGTGGGAACAACGCTTGCCATTCTTGAGCGCACCTTAAAGGTAATGAGCGCCGTACAAGCGCGTACTCATTACTCACTTAAGCAAGAGCTGAAGTTACTGAAAAACATCATGGCAGACAATGCGCCTGATGAATACAGTTACGAGCCACAAGAAGGCGAAAGGACGGCTCGTAAAGCTGATTACAAGAACGTAGATGTTATTCCGGTCTCTGACCCAAATGCATCAACAATGGCGCAGAAGATTGTTCAGTACCAAGCCGTATTGCAGCTGGCACAAGGCGCTCCACAGCTTTATAACATGCCTTTGTTGCACAGGCAGATGCTGGAAGTGCTGGGAATTAAAGAAGCCCAGAAATTGGTTCCAATGGATGAAGACCAAAAGCCAGAAGATCCGGTTACAGAAAATCAAAACATCTTAAAAACAAAACCTGTAAAAGCGTTTGCGTATCAAGACCATGAGGCGCATATCACCACGCACACGTCAGCAATGCAAGACCCAAAGATATCAGCGTTGATTGGTCAAATGCCACAAGCGCAGGCAATCATGGGTGCCATGCAAGCACACATTGCTGAACACATAGGCTTTGCGTATCGCATTGAAATTGAAAAACAACTTGGTATGAATTTGCCTGAACAGACAGATGAAAGCGGAGAAGAGATAGATATCGATCCGCAAGTAGAGGTTCGTTTGGCTCCACTAATTGCACAGGCAGCTCAACGTTTGTTGTCGCAAAATCAACAGCAGGCTCAGCAGCAGCAAGCGCAACAACAGGCTCAGGATCCAATAATCCAAATGCAACAGCAAGAGTTGCAACTTAAGCAGGGCGAGCTTGAGCGCAAGAAACAGAAAGACGCTATGGACATGCAGCTTAAACAACAACAGTTGCAAATCGAAAAGGAGCGTATTGATACACAAGCTCAAATTGAAGGCATTCGAATATCTTCCAAAATGTCATCAGAAATGGAAGAAAGAAATTCAAGACAAACGGCAGAAGGTATTAAGTTGGGGTTGCAAGCTGAGCAGCATAAACAGAAAATGGCAGAGCAGATTGCATCAACAGCCGCAGGCATTAAATCATCTTACAAACAAGGTAAATAATGGATGCAATGGATATTCTTGTTGATCAAATAAACGAAAAAATTGCTCAACTAAAAAACTTTATCTCCGACAGCAAACCAGAAACGTTTGAGGAGTACAAAAGATTGTGCGGTGAAGTTCGAGGTCTTAGCATCGCACAAGGATATGCCCTAGACCTTAAAAAACGAATGGAGAACTCTAATGAGTGAAATCCTTATCGGCTCAAACCCCGATAATCCGCAAGTAGTAGGTATGTATCGCCCCACAGCCACCGCTGCGGAAAAAGCAACACAGTTGCCACGCCCAAGTGGCTGGAAAATCCTTTGTGCCATCCCTGAAACCGAACGCGAGTACGACAGCGGCTTGGCAAAGGCAGACGAAACGCTCCGAAATGAAGAAGTCCTTACCACTGTGCTATTTGTAGTGGAACTTGGGCCTGACTGTTATGTGGACAAAACCCGCTATCCAACAGGACCTTGGTGCAAAAAGGGTGATTTTGTATTGGTTCGTCCAAATGCCGGTTCAAGATTGGTTATTCATGGACGTGAGTTCAGAATGATCAATGAAGACAGCGTAGAAGGCGTTGTTGATGACCCACGCGGCATTCGTCGCAAATAAAGGAGCGTTTAAATGGCTGATTTTGATAAAGACGAGTTTAAATTTCCTGATGAGTTGCAGGAAAACAACAAAAAACAGGAGTTGAATTACGAAATAGAGGACGAAAACGACATAAAAATTGAAATCGAGGACGACACCCCCGAGGAAGACCGTAACCGTCAACCAATGCCCAAGGAAATCGTTGAAAAACTTGAGCAAGACGAGCTGGAAAACTACTCTGATGACGTCCGACAGAAGTTTAAACAGCTTAAAAAGGTCTGGCATGACGAACGCCGGGCAAAAGAGGCTGCTTATAGGGAACAGCAGGAGACTTTGTCTACCGCTCAGCGCCTTTTGGATGAAAATAAACGCATTCGAGGCATGCTAAATAGCGGTCAAGAGGAGTATTTGGCAGCAGTTAAAAGCTCAACCGCAATGCAGCTAGATATGGCTAAAAAGGCATATCGAGAGGCTTACGACGAGGGCGATACAGACAAGCTTTTGGACGCTCAAGAGCTAATTACTAAGTCTACCTTGCAAATGGACAGAGTAAATAACTTTAAAATGGCCCCTTTACAACAAGAGGAGCCTGAAGTACAACGGCAAGTACAACGTCCTGATAACCGTGCGATGGCGTGGCAAGAGCGCAATCCTTGGTTTGGTCAAGATGAGGAAATGACTGCTGCAGCTTTGGGCTTACACGAAAAGCTTAAACGCAACGGCATTCCCGTCGGATCGGACGATTATTACGCGACATTGGACAAAACAATGCGCAGACGATTTTCAGAAAATTTTGGAGATTCAGATTCGGATTCAACCCCGAGAAAAACCCCTACAGTTGTTGCGCCAGCGACAAGATCGACATCTTCAAAAAAGATTCGTCTTAAAACATCGCAAATAAATACCATCAAAAAACTTGGTATTACCCCGGAACAATATGTACGTGAAGTTTTAAAACTGGAGAACTAAAATGGCTGAAAACAAAATTACTCGCGAAATGCAAACCCGTGAATTAACGCAACGTCCTAAGCAGTGGATGCCTGCGGAACTTCTCCCTGAGCCAGACAAACAGGCTGGTTTTGCTTATCGTTGGATCCGCATTTCTATGCTTAACCAAGCTGACCCACGCAATCTTTCTGCCAAACTCAGAGAAGGCTGGGAGCCTGTAGGTATAGATGAGCAACCACAATTCCAACTGCTAGTCGATCCCAATAGCCGTTTTAAAGACAATATTGAGATTGGCGGGTTATTACTTTGCAAAACTCCTTCTGAATTTGTTGAGCAGCGCAACGATCATTACGCAAAGCAAACACAAGCCCAGACGGAAGCTGTAGACAATAACTTAATGCGCCAAAGCGATGCGCGGATGCCACTCTTTAAAGAGAGCAAGTCTGCAACGAGCTTTGGAAAAGGTTCTTAAATTTAATTTTTGGAGTTAAACATGGCTTACCCCACTATTGACAAGCCCTATGGCTTTAAGCCGATCAATTTGATCGGTGGTCAGGTGTTCGCTGGTTCCACTCGTAAAATGCGTATTGCAAGTGCGTATGCAACTTCGATTGGTTTCGGTGATCTACTGATTCGTGCAACTGACGGTACCGTTGAGCGCTCGGCTGCTACAACTACTAAACCTACTGGCGGCTTTGCTGGTGTGTTTCTTGGTGTTGAGTTTATCAACTCAAGTACTGGTCAACTGCAATTCCAACAGAACTTTGTTGGTGGTACAACAGTAACAACTGGCTACATTACAGCTTATGTTTGTGATGATCCAGATACACTGTTCCAAGTTGCTGTTGTTTCTGGCACAACAGTTGTGACCGGCGTTCAATATACTTCTGTTGGCAATAACGCAACAATCGTAAACAACACCGCAATTACTACTGCTGGTAACTCACAGGTGGCACTTCTTGATTCGACTGCTGATACAGCTACGCTGACTATTCGCATCGTTGACGTTGTGCCTGACACCGCCTACATTTCTGGCGGCAACACGTTGTATCCTGAAGTGATCGTAAAGTTCAACTTCGGCATGCATGCGTATAACACCGCCGTCGGCGTATAAGGAGCTAAATCATGGCTATTTCACGCGCACAACTACTGAAAGAGCTGCTCCCCGGCCTGAACGCATTGTTCGGTCTGGAGTACGCTCGTTATGGCGAAGAACACAAGGAAATCTACGAAACCGAGACTTCC